GATTGACTTTTAATGCTTTACGTCTATAAAGGTAATCTTTATTGACAAGTTTAGCAAACAGAATCTTCGCCATTTTAACGCCATTTTACTCGGTCTTTTTCTTCAACAATTCAAGTATTATTCTCTCACTCTCTCTTAATCCATCAAGATAGCCTTTTGCATGTTCACCGGCATTATACACTATAAAAGAGAGGATCAACAAAAACAGTCCGAGCGAACGATGCCAGTATGGAAGTTGGGCTGTGAACGGCTTGATTGTTATAGATAAGTGTCCTACATATAGCAGGAACACAAACAAAATCACACATGAAATAATTGTTGTTTTCATATTAATCTGTATTCTAAATTTACGGTTAAAGAAAGTCCCAAAGGCTGTTACAATTTCAGAGATGGTATTATCAGCAATTCCTAATAATTTATCATCGGCAACTATAAGAGATAAAGCCTTGTCAAGAGTCATTTTCTTCTCAATAAACAGGGAATACACCAAATATCTACGGGTATATTCCCCAGCCTCGAGTGACTCAACTTCTTCAGGAGTGGCCTTTCTCTTGTACAATACTTTATACCAATGTGTTTCAGCAGTACGAGCACGCTTTTGTCTCGGTAACAAGTCATAAAACACGGCAATTTCATTCTTTTGGATACACTTATGTTTTTTACGAACACCATACATCACATAAGGAGTGTTCCAATCAGGATGAGTCTTTCGATATTCAAGCTCCAGCTCTCGATCAATAAGATCTTGCTCAAAGTCTTGTTTCATTAACCATTCCTCGAACCAAGCAGCAAGTGCTTCTTCTCGATCATAATAATCTTTTCCATTTATACATAAGGGAATCATAATAACTATTTTTGTTGCATTTCACGTTTAAATCTTTCCTCTAAATCAAAAATGGTTTCTCCACTATTACGCCGATAGGGTCTATCGGTATTTAACTGAAGTTCTTTCAGCTTTTTCCAATACCATGGAAGGTACAAATACATATTCTTCAACTCCTTCAAGTTCTTATTTCCACAACACCAGCAACTCACACGATCAAGTAGCTCATATAGCCTTACTCCATCCTCATGCCAAACAAAGCCTTTTGTGTAACAATACTGGAGTGCATCTGCTTCAGTAATGCCCCAATCACGAAGTGGTAAAACCCGATTTGGTCGTTTTTCCTTTTCAAAACGATGGGTCTCATCGGCAGCAATACCGACATAATCAATTCCGTCTTTTGTGTGAGCTTTCAATGCACGAAGTTTTTCACTCGTTCCCCACCGGCATGTTCCCCCACACCAACTATATCCTTTTTTATGGATAATATTGGTCCCTCTTTTCTTAACCGGCCTTTCAAACATTGTCCAAAGAAAAGGTTGCTCCGGATGCAGTTCTGTATATTTAATGCCAAGTTTTTTAAGAATTGGAAGAACAGCATCACGAGTGTTATAGATTGCCTGAAATTCCATACCTGTATCATAGAAAACGACTTCATCCAACTGATATCCTTTATCTATTAGCATGAAAAGCATTGCCAAGGAATCCTTTCCAAAGCTAACTGAAGCATAATATTTCATACAAAAAATTTAATGGACAAGTCACTTTTTCTTCTTTGCCCTCTGATTATTAATCTGTGACATACACATACGGCACCAGGAAGTCAACAAATGATATTCCTTACCTTTTCTCACCACTATACGATTGTAGAACCGGTTCAAGTAGAAGTAATTTCCGCAATGGGTACATCTTTTCATTTCACGTCCTGAATCATCTATAATCCGATTACGCGGCTTACGACGAATTAGAGTACAACTTTTACACTTCTCATCAGTTTCGCGGTGCCGCCGGCAATGTGATAAGGATTTTGCTCCACATTTAGCAAACACCTTACAATCTCTACGAGGTATTGATTGACACACATTCATGGCTTCCTCGCATTCAAGAATTTATTTACTACACGAGAAAGTACATCCTCATTCTCCGGCATCAGCCATTCTTTTGCAACGTTCCAAGCAATACTCATAGCAGGATTGAAGTTATCCTTCCTGACTGTGTGATGAGACAAACGTCCTTCAGTGGGCTTCAAACCCTTATCATGTAAGATACACAGTCCATTCTCGAAAAAAGCACAATACTCCTTACCAGCAACGGGCTGAATCATCGGAATAGCAATATTAATAACCCCTAAGAATATACCAGCAGCCCAGTTCGTCAGCGCTAACCTGTCGGCATAACCTGCATCAATAATTCGTTCAATATCATCAGGAGTACCTAAACATGGCGTATGACATTGTTGTTTACAAACACTGCATGAGCATTGTACAGGTACACGACCTGAAGCCCTCATTACCCTTTGTAATGAGGTTTCTTTTGATAATTCTCTCATAGTAAATTATTTGAGATACTACAGATTATTAAACATCGCCCCACAGCTTTACTGCAAGGTCATAATTTTTTTTAGCCTCTTTTACTGCTTTATTGGCATAAGCCATAGCGTATGTATGCTCGCGTCGGTACTTACCGGACTTCAATCCTTCGTGATATTCTTTTGCTTGTTCCAACTTATGTTCGTAGAAATCTATACTTTCCGGCATGGACAAGTTTATCGTATTAGCCCTTTTTTCCCAATACTTCGCAACTCTTTCATGTTCGGCAGCCTTATCGCTAAACTCAACGCTTTTCCCCATGTTATTCCAGGCATCATCTATCATTTTGCGATGTCCTCGTTCGCTGTGGTGTCCAACTTTGATAGGCTCACCCAAAGAAAGGAAATCACGATGCTTATTTGATTTCTGAAAATACTCATTACTTTTTCGTACTGCCGATGACGCCCATTCATGCCTGCGTTCCGCTCTTTGCTTAGCCCATTCTTGAACATTAAAGCCGTCAGCTCTAACGATGGAATAATAGTAAAACCCATCTTTTTCGAAGATTAGGTTAAATACTATACTTTCGTTCTCCTTACCATACTTGGTGGTAACTTCAATAGTTTCACCTTTTTCGTGCTTCTCATCACACTTTGCCAAAAATACATTTGGCGCAAATTTGTAATACGTGTTCATTTTTTTAATTAAATTGGTTTGACTTATATGAAAAATGAGAAACCACAGCTACTTAGCCGTGGTTTCATCATTAAATAACTTTGGTTGACTGGGTTGAACCAAATCATCGAATAAACCAGGAACACGAGGTTGTAACGCCTTGTATTCTTCCTGAAAGAATTCTTCTTTGGTTCTCCCATGTTTTTTACCCTTTCGTGTATGTACATCGAAAGTGTAATCTGGAATAGGAATAGGGTAACGCCTGACATCATTTATCCACTTTTCTATATCAATATCCTTTCTATCATAGATGAAGTTTTGCAAATGATCCGCATCACGATTCTTTCTACATTCACAAAGGAGAATAACAGCTTTACTGACAAATATCCTCCCTTTGGGTTCAGTAGCAGTCTTGTTTACCAGCTCATGCCCCTGCCACAATGCTTCTATCTCTTTAGTAATGATTCCATAGCAATCTTCAGCACTAATGGTAAACAGACGCTTCCACACATAGTCGCGGTACCCACTCGCCCAAAGTTCCAATGCAAAAAAGCCGGCTACCCCGGTGTCGGCTCGCCTAATGGCTTTCTGCATTGCAGAACTCACCTCAAAGAAATCATATCCGCAAACTGTTCTTATAATCATAATTCTAATTTAATGGTTTGACTTTTAGTTTATTACGTCAGTAAAGTTAGCTAAAAAAGGCGAATATGACAAACAGAATGGACGCCATTTAAACGCCTTTTTTACAGACTATTAGAATTTGAATTTGCATGATATATTATATTGAACGAGCTGCTTTGTTTTGTCTTTCCCATTAGTGGTTGCACTCTTTAGCAAAATACTATCACCAAAATTCTTTTTGATAAAGAGGATAGATTTACGTTCCTCTTCCTGATTCCTTATAGAAGCAAGCCCACCAGCGTTTACAAAAGTGTTCTTTTGCTCAAAATTATACCGCAAATCGGTTAAAACCTTACGTTCTTTGTACTTCATGTAACAAGAAATCCAAAAATCTTCCTTCAAACGTATTTCCTCATTCCACCAAGTGTTTTTGTTATAGATTACTCCATAACTGCAACCGGTTATCATTTTCGAAAGAGAAAGAAAAGCGGATTCATCATACATTACCGGCGATATCCGAGCGGTGAAGCCAAACAGATGTACATCCATCATACTGGCCATCTCAAATAATGACTGAATGATATTAGTTATCTTATCTTTATCCTTTATCCGGCTAGGTTCTCCTTTTTCCACATAAATAGGTTTGCAGGCATGGACATCATCATCAAGCATGAAAAGTTCTCCAAAATGCTTTGCCATCCAATTACGTTTCGGGATGAGGCCCATAACGTCGTCAGGATGAGTTACAATTTCACATTCCGGGTTAAATTGCTGATATAAGTCAGCTTGACTTTCAGCAACGCAAATGATAGGATCGTTCACCAACTTTTTAGCGAACACCCGGTCATGGCGTTTATGACTTGGTATTACTATTTTGCAGGGCATGGCGAACGTCTTTTATATCAATTACATTGGATTTACTTATTTTCCCGGTTTTGTACGACTTCATGTGCTGCATGTCCAGCCTCTCACGAAGCCAGTTGCTATCTACCTCATTACTTGAGGTGATGATAAACAACTCATGTTTTTCGTCATACTTTGGAATGAGAGGATAAATGGCTGTATCATCCGTGATGGCATCGAAGCGCTCTTTAAATTCATCCTCTTTCTTCTCCGGGGCAAATTCGATGCCCCAGTCTTGGAGTTCCGCCTTATTCCACTCGTTTTCCATAACGTCCAAATCATTCTCACCAAAATTGACATTATCTTTAGTGGCATATTCCCTCAACTTCTTAACGGGGGTATCAGGTGCCAGAATTTTACAAGGCAGTTCTTTATAACCTAACTCCTTGCAAGCTCGCAAACGTAAATTACCACAAACAACAATATATCTGCCATCATTGTAGGGAAAAACTATAAGTTCTCGAAGCTCAAGCATCTCTGGCGAATCCTGAATGCTTTTCTTCATCGCTTCAAAGCGGTAATCACGAAAAAAACGTGGATTTTTCGGCAATCCCGTGAGCTGCCCCTTATTAAAATCAAGTAGGCAGACTTGAATAATCTCTGTCATAACTAACTATATTAAAATCAACAACACAAAATCAACAACACAAACAGTCAGTAACAACACCTAATCATTTTTTCTATCATCGAACTCTATCTTATCTTTGATAAGCTGTTCAATGTCCTCACAACCAAATCTTTTTAAATAGGCAACAAGGTAAATTATCATCTCGGCTGCCAATTCTTCATCTTCCGAATATTTAGGAAGATTATCACTCCTATATTTAGAAGCAATATCGAATTTTCTCCAAACGGCTTCAATTCTTATGCTAAACGCTTTTCTTGAGCTATGCTCATTCATCTTAAAGCGCTTCCTCATGATATTCAAGCATCTCTGGGCAAACCTATTCAATGTTATCATATCGATCGGGTTAAATTGTTAGACTATGAATAATCTCACACGATTCTATTAGGTTGGTCTCTGATGCGAAACCAATGAACATATTCTTTATCTATCAGCATACTATTATTTATTTTGAGGGGTCTGTTGTATCTAAATATTTCCTGTACTCTAATTCTGTCTTAGCAAGATTGATTACGGTATTAACCCCTTGGAAAACTTGTTTTGCTTGGCTCACTTTACTAGGATCTTCTTTCACATCCTTAATTTGTTGAAGAACCAAATTCCTCAAATCTTGTAAAATGGTAGGGTTCACTGTAGACACCTTATTCAACCGTTCATTAGCCAACACGACAACTGTGTTTGTTATTGGCCGAAAACGATTCAATTTGGAAGCCAAATCAAACATACTAAATACCAATACTTTGCCATTATTCAAGTATATCTCAACTTCGGTACCATCATCACCGGTACCGTCACAGTAATTGAGAATTACAACTTCTTCATTCTGATAAAGGAATGGTTTATTAACCATTTCTTTCAATCTATCTATTGCTCCATCAGTCATGATTCATTCTTTTTTGTTGCTTTATTAATTTGTCTATTCAAAGCTCCTTTTAGTTTGATTAGGTACTGAACATCTTCCGGATATCGGGCATACAAAGAATTCTCTTTTTTTAATTGTTCAGAACGACTAATCATGTAAAGGTTCTCAATGGAAACGTTTTGCCTGTTGCCATCTTTAAACTGAATATTATAACCAGGGGGGATTTCTCCATTATGCTCAATCCATACAAGCCGATGTTTAAGTTCAAAGACATTCGGTTCGGCAGTTTTCACTTCAATGTAACCGTCACGAGTTATGCGTTCATAACCGACTGGTTTATGATTTTTGGGGACATGTCCTTTCTTAAATCGAGTAGCTTTCGTTTTTGCTAATTGTTCCTCTGACATATATTCCGTTTGCTTACGTCCCTTGTTCATCGGTTGGTGGCCTTTGGGAAAGAAGCTTTTAGAAGCGCATTGAAATTTAAATTCTTTAGATTTAAAGAGCCGTAATTTAAATGCAACTCCATTTACAGCAGAATAAGTGGTACCTAATATCTGTGCTATTTCCTCATTAGTATGATTGGGATACAACTTTTTCAATTTATCAAGTCTCTCACTATTCCAAAACGAGATTCTCGGAGAGCGCCTAAGTTTTCGAATCAAGGCCTTTGTTTTAACAGCACTAAGTGTTTTATCAAGACGCCTAGCAAGTTCTTTTAAATCAGCAGTCGGGTACTCACTGTCAAGTATAGCAAGTTGTTCGTCAGTCCACGTTTTCATAAGTGCGTCAATAAAGAGAGGAAACCACTAGGCTTCCTCTGTGTTATCGTTATTTAGTTCTTTCAGTCTTTCTTTGAGCTTCTTTTCTTTCTTATCATATGAATCCGCAAGTTTCTTAGAGAGCGCTTTGAAATCATCCGGATATTGTTCTGCAAAAAGGATTTTCTGACACTTTTGCAAATAGGAGTAGAAATTCACATTATTCGATGATAAGCATTCAGCAATAAAGGCTCTATACCATTGGTGTCGGTCAGCTTGGTTGTTCTTGACATAATTTACAAAATCACTCTCACCATTCCATTTTTTTAAATTCAGTTTTTCAAGATAAGTACTGCTACAACCGCTAAGAACCAGCACATCAAAAACAAGTTGTTCATTTTCAGAGAATTCTTTTGTTCTCTGATAATATGTTTTCTCTTGCGCCCACTTGCGCATTTCTTCAGCAGACTTCTCCTTGACTATATCCTTCGCTCTTTTTAATTGGGCGTTTATTTTTTCCCTTTCTATCTCTTTTAGATCGGCAACGGCGGAAGTAGAGGAAGCCGTTTCTTTTCTAACATAATAGAAACTAACGTTAAATTCGGGAGAATAATGTCCAAAAAATGAAAGACAACGATAAACTTCTCCATCTTCAAGCATTTTCAAAGTGCGTTCATCATCTTCTGAATACCAGCACTTACATCTAAAGATTTCATCAGGATCAACTATTTCAAATCCAAGTTGTTTAACAGCTTCCAAAGTTTTTTCATAGAAAACCTTTCTATCTTCTCCCCAATATGTATCGGGACGTCTAGCGATAATTACTGTTTTTCCAAATGAAAGAGGTTCGCCAACTTTAACAAGATGTTCATATTCTAGTTGAATTTTCCGCGTCACATAAGCAATCTGTTTTTTCTCATAGCAAGCAGCATTGATACATCTAGCATCCTTACTATTCATTTCATAGAACAAACAACCATGATTACACGTATTATTCTCACATTGAGAACATGATTTAATATCGGTATTTTCCCAATTATCGGAATCATCTTTAATCCAAGGTGCGTTACCAAGCTCCATGAAAGAATTACTCACAAATTCTCGAATCATAGCAGTAGTACATTGTTCTTCCTCCTCCTCATGAAACTCTTTTTGAGTATCTTCATCCAATTTAGAAAGAATCATAGCACCGGACAATGGTATATCTCCATTTCTTACCCGCTCTTTTAGTTCAGGAATAAGAGAATTCAATTTAATACGGTCAAAAACAAACCGGGTAGACTTTCCTATTTTAAGAGCGATATCTTCCAAAGTTCGTCCTTTTTCAGCCAACTGCGCAAAGGCAAAAGCTTCTTCGATGGGATCAACATCTTTTCTTTGAAGATTCTCGGTAATCATCGCTTCAAAAGCCTCATCATCTGTCATTTCTCTGACAATGCAGGATATTGTCTGAAATTTTTCCGACTTTTTTCGATGGGCTTTGATTTTTGCAACATTCGCTTCATCTTCCTTTGCTTTCAAAAGTGACACAGCCCGGAAACGACGCTCACCGCAAACAATTTCGTATGTGTAAGGTAATGGGGTAACATCTCCGGTTTCTAGGTTAGTCATCTCCTCGGATTTAGCAACTCTGACAGTGATAGGTTGCAATAAACCTTGCTTTTCAATGTTGCTTGCAAGCTCTTCAAGAGCTGCTTCATCAAAAGTCTTTCTCGGATTCAAAGGAGAAGGACTGATAAGGTCAATTCTAATGTTTTGTACTTCCATAATTTAATTATATTGGTTTGACTTTTAATTCATTACATCAGTAAAGTTATCGTAAAATGACAAGTTATGCAAACAGAAACTTCGCCATTTTAACGCCATTTTCATGCGGGCTTATTACGTATTTGAATGAAGCCACGTTTTTCCGTTTCCCGAAGCAATTCCATATCTTCCTCACGGATATAACAATCCGTTTCACCATTAACAGTTGTGTGATTAGGAATACCAAAACGCTCCCGTATTCTTCTTTTCACTTCAGGAATATCTTCAAGTTTGATATGCCTAGTGTTCCAGTAAATTGTCACCTTCTGCTTCTTGTTTGCCATTTTCTCTTTTGTTTAGATAAGAGATTATTTCATTTGAGAGACTTAACGCTTTAGCAGCTTCTTCATCTCCTTGCCCAACTCTAAGTTTGAGTTCGTTCCGGTATTCTTCATACGACAAGCCACTTGTATAGTTCACTTCCTCCGACAAATTCTCTTTATGAAAATTCCATGACTGATTATCAGCAACAGCACAACGTTCTTTGTTGTATTCACGAAGCCATCCCATAATGATAGAACCATCAATACGATTGTAATTTTCACCATATTTCATTTTCATTGCATTCTTGAAACACAGTTTAAAATCATCAGTTTTCATATAGGGATATTCTTCAATGATTAAATCTACTGTAGTAGCAACTTGGGTAGCAGACATTGTATTACTGACATTGAAAAACTCCAAGGCATCAGCTATCAATATGACCAGCACTGCTCTAGCCTGTGGTTCACCAAACTTTCTTATGATAGTGCCAATAGAAGGTTCATCACTTTGAAATACATCTTCAACCTTCTTTGGGCATAGAGCTTTGCAGTAGTTCTTCGGCGAGGTCCGTAAGACTGCTAACCGATTCTCTTCTTGTGGCCGCAGTATCAGTTCGTTTTCCATTATAGTTACCTTCTAAAATATTTGTAAATTTTGTAGGCAAGAATATCCAGTCAAAAGTGCACCTCCAATTTTTATCGTTTTGTCCAAGCAAGAAAGGACTGTCTAAAACCAATTGGAACACATCGAATATAGCTTGCTTCCCGTATTGTGCGACACGTGCTTTAATAGCTTTCTTTCGTTTTGCATCTATGGACTTTATAGCAGGAAGTTTACCTTTAAACGTGGAATTAAAATAATCCATTAGCCCACCCCAATCAATCTTTTCCTCGGGGAACAAAGAAAGCTCGTCTTTCTTTGATTCTCCTTTAGGAGAAGTTTCTTTCTTTTTTAAATGAGAATCATTATCATCTACATAATCATTATCATATTCATTATCATTATCGGGTTTTGTGGGTTCTTTTGGGTTTCCAAATAACCCAGTGGGTTTTGTGGGTTCTTTTGGGTTTCCAAATAACCCAGTGGGTTTTGTGGGTTCTTTGGGTTCTTTTGGGTTTTCACTTTTCGGACGTCCCCCCTTAGAACCATTGCTCTTATTCCTTTCCACAATAGACATATACTTTTCAGTATCCCTGTCTATATCTATCTTTATAAAGTTGAAAGCAATATTTGCCATAGGTTTCAACCCCCGAAGATTTCCCGTTGTCGCATACTCAATTATGCTTTCGTAAATCTCCAGCCTGACATCATCCGGCAAATCCTTGATTGCTTCTCTCCACCCTTTATAAAAGATGAATGAATTTCTTTCCATATTTTAAGGGATTATACTCCGATTAGTAATAAAACTCACAGACCTTTTGCTTCCTTCAGTTTTTTCGCTTCTTCCTTGTAATGAGTAATCAGCTTTTCTAATTGAAAGTCACTAAATTGCTTAGTAACATTTTTCTTGGCTTCCAGGATCAGCACATTTCGTTCACCATACTTGGCAACTAGACGTCTGCGATAATCCTGAATATTTCCTTCCATGAAGCGGTTACAATGTGAACATTGAGCATTGCAGTTCATTTCATCAAAGCGAGTACTCATGTGTTGGCGGTTGATGTAATGACCGCAATCTGCTTTATTGAAAGGCTTTATTTTACCACATGAAATACACTGAAAATATCCATTAGGCATCGTATCACGATAACGGATGAATAAACTAAATATTCTGTCTAGTTTATCGACAAGATCAGGTTTCTTCTTGACCTTAACACCTTCTACCTCGAAAAGAGGCTTTTTCTTTTCTTTCTTCTTGTAATTTCTCCACATGATAATTAAAATACTACATTGGTTAATTGACGGCCACGACTCATTATACACCATTTTCCCTTTTCAGGCTGTTCTATGCGTAACTCTTCAACACGCCCAAAACGCCGGAAATTCCCACTCAAATCAACAACCCAACCCTCTTTACCTTGGCAGGGACGAATAACACGACCGACCATTTGATAATAGAGGGAAAGGGATTTGGTTGGACGTGCAAGAACAATCGTATCAAGCTCCGGGTAATCGAATCCGGTTGTAAGTACTCCGACATTAGCAACAACTTTTATTCTTCCATCTTTAAAACCTTTCAGAATTCGTGCCCTTTCTTCCTTTGGAGTAGAACCGCTAACGATCGCACAATTAGGAATTTCGGAAGCCAGTTTTTCAGCTTCACGAATAAACCTCGTGAATATTAAAATACCTTTGCGTGGTATGCCCGATTTGGGGTTCAACAGACGTTTTGTCCATCCAACTATATCTTTGTATATGTCCACACGTTCAAACTCTTGCAGAAGACTTTTTTCATCGTAATCTGCACCAGTAGAATTAGTCCTGACTCTACTTAAATCCAACTTTGTAATATCATAGTATTTCAAACTTGCGAGAAATCCTTTAGCAAGTAGTTCACTCACCTGACAGTGATAAATAACATCAGTGAAAACCTTTGGCTGGGTACGAGTTATAAATTTAAGCATAGCACCACCTCTTCCTGAACATAATCTGTAAGGAGTCGCTGTCAGCCCAATAACTTTCCTTTGCTCATCTTCAAAGAATTCCTTATACATTCCTTTCTCCGGATTCACTAAATGACATTCATCAATCAGAACGTGCTTGAAATGTTTGAAGAAACTCATGTGTTTCATCACACTACCAATCATAGCAAACGTAATACGATTGATATCCTTTCTTCCGGCAGAAGCTGAATAAACTCCACAATCGAATATGCCGTATGATTGAAGTTTCGCAAAATTTTGTTCGAGTATTTCCTTGCTAGGCTGGAACACTATCAGCGGCCCGTCTATCCGTGCAGCTATATTGGCAATGACAAGGGACTTCCCGGCACCAGTGGGAAGAACTATCACGTAGTTTTTCTTTTCCTTGGATTTAAAAACGCTGACCGCTGCATCACTAGCACTTTTTTGGTAGTCTCTTAACTGGTATGTCATAATTTGATGTGATATTTATGAACTTTCAAATGACAGTCACCACAAAGGGTAACGAGACAATCAAGATGTTCAAGCTCATGACCAACGATTGATTTTCCGTTAACCCTGTATGTTTTGTGGTGAATCTCTAAATTAAAGTCTTTACCGCACATCTGGCATTTATGTCCGTCCCTAATACGAACTTTACGCTTGGCTTCTTCCCAATCTGGATTATTCACAAGCCGCTTCACATAGTTGGACTTCCTGCCTTTTTTGTGCTGCAATCTACTCATCGTCTTCCGGTTCTTCTTCAGGAAGTTTATCAGACAGGTCTTCTTCGAACTTGTCCCCATAATCTTCTGTATCATCAATAGGACGTTCTACTTCAGGATATTCAATACCAAACAAATCAAGCATCGCTTTTCTGTTTCGATCTTCCTGTGCCCAAAGAGAACGTTTGTCCCAATCAGGAATTTTTTCAGCTTTCACAAGCTTAAACTCACCGTTCACCCATGAATAATACAGGAAATATCCATCAAGAGCAAACCGGATCGTATTCTTACTTGAAAGATGATACTCCCTCGTCCCCTTTTTGACCTCGGCAGCCAGGTCTTTAATTTCAGTCTTAATAGAAGCTAACCTGTCTTGAGCATCACTCTTAATTTTCTTCGCACGTTCAATGGCTTCCAACAATTCACGTTCGCGTTTGGGGACCTCATTCTCTTGCTTGATGCAATACTCTTCACGAATTTCGGAAATCTCAAATTCATCCAGTAAACGTTGTGTCACCTCACTTTCAGGGAATGTAGCATTGAAATGCTCATTCACCAACTTTATCAATTCATCTACATTCGTAGAACCCTGAAATAAAACAGGGGGAAATTTTTCCCGAATAGAATCGGGAACTACAAACTCGATTGTCTCGGGTTCGTAGTTTTCTCAAATTTGCAATCATAAATTATAAAAGGATTAATTAGTACCGGTTTTGGTACTCATGAATAAAATCTAAGTAATGCTGGTCTTCAGGCAATGGAAGTGTAATACCAAACTCGGTGGCCGCATCTATTTTCACGCTTTCCATGAAATTATGCATCTCTAAAGTATTAAGTTTACTTGTTCCTCGCACAATAGTTTCCACCTTACCATTCACATGAACCTGTTTCACAAGAAACTTCTTACAATACAAGTCATGTATATCCTGAACTCCAGCAGCAGTGCTCCAATACTCTTCACCTGTGTATTCACGCAAACAGGCACCAATACACTGAAACCATTTCCACATGAGAGCATTTTGATTTAATGTTCTCGGCTGTGTTTTTTTCTTAATGGTTACAGTGTATTCTCCATTACGAAGTGTGCTGCACATGAACTCGAAAGACTTATCCATTTGGATTTTGCCATCTTTCTTCGTCAATGTTGCTTCCATAACCTATCAGAATGGCAAATCGTCCTTAGTCGGTGGTGGCGGTGGCGGGCACTCATTCACCGCACTTCGAGTCTGATTATTGGTGTGTTCCGGAAGAGGTGGCGGTGGTGGCGCTTGTTGAGGCTTAACAGAAAGCATCTCCATATTATCAACAAAAAGTTCTGTAATATACCGTTTAATTCCTCTGCTATCATCATAACTCCGAGTTCTTATCTTTCCTTCCAGATACAACTTGTCTCCCTTATGGACATACTTCTCAACAACATCGGCAAGACCACGCCAAACAACAATATTATGCCATTCAGTTCTTTCAGGAACCTGTGTTCCATTGGCAAGGGTATAACCTTTTTCAGTGGTGGCAAAGGAGAAAGTGGCCACTTTAGAACCAGCTTCCAAAATTCTAATATCGGGGTCTTTGCCAACATGCCCGATAAGCATCAATTTATTTAAACTCATGATTTATCCTCCCTTATTGTTACACGGATACTATCAGCTTTAGGAACTGTTTTGATATACTTAGAATATAATTCCGGATAGTCAGCCTGAAACTTTTTAGTATCAAAATTGTCACTCGTAGAAGCGGGTGTATAACTAACTCGCAATCTTCCGGCATCCCATGACTTGACACCATTCTCACGCATAGCAGTTTTCAGTTTTGCCTTATAATCTTTCTGAATCTTGGTTAGATCTGCAAGTTCTTCCTCAATTCCGATTATAGTATTTACAAGTTGCATTGGAATAAGTAACTTGTCATCATCAGGGGCAGGAACAGGAAGAATGGATAGATATTGCTCACCCTTCTTCTCGCATTCCATTAATTTCTTGACTTCTTTATCAGGCTTACGGCTAATTTCAACAAATTCATGTTTATTACCACGCAACCAAGTGCTAAACAATTTATCAACTTTGAGTAATGGATTTTGAAGTTCAAAGAAATAAGCATAGATTGACAACTGCCAACTTAAATACTCCTTATCAAGATGAAGGGTAGTTTTGATGTCAACAAGACTAATTCTACCGGCTTTCTCCCAAACACAATCTATATTCGATGCAAAGTATTCGTTATCAGAAACGGTATATTCATTGGCAAGCGCCTTATATCCGGCATTTACCCTCATTCTGATATAATTCTCTGCTTCAATACTTTCAGGAGGTAAGCCTGTTACATCAGCAAACTGGCATTGAGCATGAATAAGGCTACCCTTCTCTGCAGCTCTCTTCAATACAAAATCGGGGACATCTTTATATTTGTCAGGGAACAACTGCCGGCTAATCATACCGGTTATACCTTGCAACTGTTTTTCACCGAGCATATAAGTGTGGTTTTCCTCATTGAAAACCACACTGGATTTCACTAATTCTATCATTATTATCAATTTCTAGGAGGATACGTTTTCTGCATGTCAATAGTTATGTTTCTGAACTCCTTATTATTGTGAAGTTCGGGATGTTCAGCCCAAACTCTCTCAAGCTCTTCGCGGCTTTTAACACCAGTCATTTGTTTAATTGCACGATCCAGGTCTACACCAGTATATACTTTACCCGAAGCGTTTGAAGCAGAAACATTGGGAGCATATACTTTTTCCTTTGTATTACCATAAGCAAAACGAACGCGGTTTTTATTGTCCACAATAACAAGTAAAATAATCTCCTTTTGCTCGTTATAACCAATCTCTTTTACACTGAATTTGGTGTATAGAGCAGGAGAACCTGTTTTGCTCTGATATATTTCATTTTTCTCAAGTGGAATCCAAATGAAAGGACCCGTATAAAGTTCACGCCCAATTCCCCAGTTAAATCCTGCACGTTTAAAGGCGTCCGAAGCCTGCCCTTTCTCTTTTTCTGTGCTAGATTCTGTCCCAACATCCTGTTTACTCACCCATTCCTTCTTTTCATTATCCCAAATGGACAACGTACAGAATAGATTCCCATTAACGACATCATGGTGCCGTTTCCAGTTCATTTCTCCGAACACTTCATCAAGTATTCTCATGTCTACTCGAGCATCCTTGTATAATAGCAAGGAGCAGCCCGAACCGTCCGGTTTCATAGTACCAACCCTACATTCAATTTCAGAAGCTAGAAGCGGTCTGATAGAATTTTTCTTCTTCTCTTCATTCTGAACCGTTGATACAGTGTTTTTTCTCGCTGTCATAATTCTAATTTAATGGTTTGACTTTTAGCTCATTACATCAGTAAAGGTAATCGTTATTGACAAGTTTAGCAAACAGAAACTTCGCCATTTTAACGCCATTTTCAGGTAGTAAAAACTGCCTGTACGATATTGTACAGGCAGAAAAATAAGAAAATGAATAATCCAATGTACCTTATGGAACGGCTACGCTTTGAAGGGTGTACGGCTCCCTGATTTATACATAATGTAAATGCTAGTGGACGGAACCGGAGTCGAACCGGTCTCACGGAATATTGGTGCACCTCACCGCAGTTTCAACCAACGATATACATATCCGCCCGATTAATTAAAAAGGTGCACTATCTTCACAGACCATACACCCCAATCACAAACACAAAACAAAACTCATGAACTACTATAATTTAATTAGGATCAGAAGGGTGAATGGCGTGGGGATCGAACCCACATCACGCATATCTGCGTATGCTGCCAATTACACCAGCCATCCGTTTTAAGTGAACTATTCTCACGAACCATTCACCTAGAACACAAACACAAAATAAAACACGACATTAACTATTAAATAGCACTCTCACGAGCTTCTTGCTTCCGGATAGCCGTTCAAAGCACACCGGAATAGTATAGAACAATTAAAACTCAAATAACAGGGGCTTTAACCCTACAGCGTCCTTTTCGCTGGCAACATTAGTTAAACATAAAAAGAAAAATTCTCTGTGAAGGAACCCGGACTCGAACCGGGATGATAGATTACCTATGTATGACTTTCTTCAATCTATCTGCATACTTGCGTCTACCAATTCCGCCATTCCTTCAGGTCGTAGCCAGACGCTTCCGGCTACATTGATTGAATTGTTATTGATACAAACATAATTTTCCCCCTCACGGGTTACTTAACTCTGATTGAGTTGAGCCGGGAAACGGATTCGAACCGCTGACCTCATGTAGAAACATGCGCTCTAACCAACTGGGCTATCCCGGCAGATGCCCGGCGAACCGGGCTAAATAAACATGACAAATACTAAAATTAAGCAATGCAGACCTTCACAGGCTATCTTTATTTTGTTTCCTATCTTCGTAGTATCGAAAACAGATATAATTCACTGATACGACAGTCACCAATACAAAAGCAGCAATAAATTCTTTCTTGCTAACTTCAATGCTATCTACAAGATACAGTGTTGTCCATAAGGCAATGAACATCATGGCATACTGTATCACTTTAATCTTTTTCATTTCTTCCGTTTTTTAGATTTAACTTTCCTTCCCGCACATCGGCAATGAAGTAATACTTGAGCAGCATTACAATGCCACTTGCCGTTTTGGACATTAGTGGGCTTATCACTTTCAATCTTACCCGCTTCTATAAGATTCATCAATTTCTTTTCCCCACCCACATAATACGCAGACTTATCTTTTCCAAACGTTTCTGTAGAAAACAGACGGAGAATATTATCTAGCAATATTTCAGCCATTTCACCTCTGATCATCTCAACAAGCAAGGTAGTTATGCAATTCTGGTTACTATAAACTGCATATTTTTTACATCTGACTTTGTTTTCCAAGCCATTCCTTCAGCTTTTTCTTTATAAAGCCGAGCATTCAATGTATTAGTTACAGACGGTTTCTGAACGATAGGAAATACTTCTATTGCACCAACATCCATACCCCGTAATACATCAATTACGTTACGTCTCTGAATATCCTTTTCCATACAATCTAATTTTAAATTAAACATTGAAGCGATGAGCGGATTCGAACCGCCGACCTCTGCTTGTGGTGCTCTTCCGTTAAGCTAAGAGTGTTTCTTGAGAGACTCGAACTCTCAACCATCCACCACACACAGCGCTCTAACCTGCCTGAGCTACATCACCTTTATATACATAAAGCAAATACCTCGATTTGCCGACAAACGTCTAACTGATTTAGTTTTACAACGATACGGCTTGACCATTAACCACAGCATTATATCGTTGAGAAGCCCGCCTACGTCAGTAATCCCTTTCGGCACGTGTCGGCTTCCAAAACACCATTTTACCAATATGTCAAAGAACTCTTCTCTGTTGTTCCCAGTCTCCCTTCAAGGGCAGGCTCAAAGACCGGACTGGGTACCGGATAACCGGCGGTTTGGTTTGACTTTAGTGAGGGTTAGAGAATACTTTGGTTGTTCTTCAAAACTATGTCCATTAAGTTTCGTTGCGATTCAATAAATTTCTTCAAATCATCACATTGGGAAACTTTCTCTCTATAAAATCCACGTTCTGATTCTAAATCTCGTTTGAGTTTTTCATTTTCACCTCTCAAAGAGCTGATCAACGCGTCTCGTTCTTCAATCACAGCTTCATATTTGTCTCGCTGTATTTCTAGTTCGGTTCTTTTATCCATTGTTGTATAATTTGATTAATCTCCGACGTAATGTGCACCGTAATGAGTACTATTTGGGTTGTAGTAAGCGGAAGCGGGAATATTAAGGTTATTATATTCCTTACTAGGTGTAGCTTTGGCAGTCTTGCTCATAGCTTCATGTCTTTCAGCTAAAAATTTATCAGTTCTTGATTTCACAGCTTCCGGTGAGAAACTTTCTTGGAGTTTTGCAAAGCTCCATGCAGATTTTAAACACTCTGAAAATGTTTTTCCACCCTTCTTGTAATTGCGGTGTGCAGACTTCATTATTTGTGATAAATTGTAGCTCATAATCGTTATTTTTTAATTGGTTTTATCAATCATTTTTTGTATGTTTGTATGATTGATTGATTTATGATGCAAATATAATCGCATTTGCGTTATTTTAAAAACAAAAAACTTTTTATTTTATCGCATTTGCGTTTTATTAACTTTTGATTGATTGGATTTATGACAAATAACAACACTATTAATGGAAGAATTAGAGAAATAATTCTGTCTGCCGGCATTACAGATAGCGCATTTGCGAAAAGAATTGGTGTAACACAATCTGTAATAGCATCAATGTTTCAACGTGGAACAGAACCTTCCGCTAAGGTATTAACTTCAATTCTACTAACCTATGAAGATATTTCTGCTGAGTGGTTACTTCGCGGAAAAGGTCAAATGCTACTTTCAGAAGTAACACCTGACCCAAACATAGAACAAATGAAACGCTTGGTAGATACGATCACTACCTTGCAAGGTATAATCACCGAACAAACTAAAACGAATCAGTTACTCACAGAAGAACTTAAAAAAGCCAAAGGAGAACTGACTATGTTGAAAAATGAACGAAATGTAGGATAAACTTATATACGTATGAAAAAAAGATTTTTAATACTATCCTTCTTATTTGTGCTTATATTTAATTCATGCTCTGATGACAGTATTAATTTAGCAGGAACAACATGGACTTCTGCAAAAGACTGGTACGGAAAAACTCGATTGTCTTTTGAAGAAGGCACTCCTTATTTAAGATCTTTTTTTGCTATATCTTTTGACTTGAAATCTTTCACAATATATAATGTTGCAGATGATAATGAGGATTTAGAATATGAATGGAAAGAAACGGTATCAGGTAAATACTCTATAAACGACAATATTGTGAATCTAATAGTAGAAAAAGACAATTTAACAATTCCCTGCGAAATAGAAAAAGATATAATGTATTACAGTAATACTAGAATGAAACTATATAAACAATAGAATAAATATTTTTTCAAATATGCGCCCAATTAGAACTGTACCCCCAAAAGATGAAAGAGAATATCCTTTAGTTATAACAGCTGAAGAAAAGGATAAAGTATTAAATTATATTTTGGTTGTAGCAAACGGGAAAAGAACAGCTAAACTAAATTATAAAGATATACCAGACCTTAGGATCAGTAAAGAACAATATGAAATAGTTTTAGAGGAGTTCAAAAATAGGAGATTTATTGACTATAAAGGATATGATATTGAATATCTTACGTTGAATTTTGAAATATTCAATTTTGCAGAAAAGGGGGATTCACTGTTGAAAGAGACTTATATATATTAAGTTTTGATACATTTCAAATGCAGCTAGAACGATTAGAAAAGGAGTTAAGCCCTGATACAGCAGCGAAAGTTGATGATGTTGTCGGAAAAGCCCAAAATATAACTGAACTACTGATAGGGCTCTCTGCTCTAGCTGAAAAAATGAATCTCTAAGATTTATTATCAGGATCAGTTAATAGGAACTCCAATATAGAAGCTGCACGAAGCAGTCTTGAAGCATATAGAGTTGCATCTGCATCCGGGTTGTATTGATAACGCCTAGTCTGAAACTTTTTAAAAGTAACAAAGCCACTAGACATATCATTAGCAAGTGTTTTCAAGCTTGATATAGTTTCTTTTACATTTTGGTCATAAGACATTTTTATACGCATACGAGCGGAATCATCCACTTTTGCACAACACTGGGGATAAAAGGCTGTTGCATTATCTTCTTTAGAAGATTGTTTTTTACTTATCCTTCTTAGGACATTTTTTAATAACGATTTCATAAACGCACTATTTTAGTTTGACAATGCGCAAATATAATATTTAAAGTAATATAAAATATGAAATATAGAAATCTTGATAGTACATAAAACATCAAATGGTCGAATTATGGTCGAACCATAAAAAAAAGCAGGACTATATAATTGATATACAGAATATACAACTAGATTTCCAAAAATGTGTCTAGTTTAGTTTTTGTGTTAATAGCTCCCTCGTCGGCGGACGAACTAGGGAGCTATTTTTTTATTTATTACAGGAATATAATTGCACAAAATATACATATTTTCCATAACTTTGCAGCGACAAAGGATCACACAAATGGAATATAGCGTAGAAGAACTAAAAAGTGCATTAATAGAGAAATGCAAGAGTGAAGGTATCCTGTATGCAACGGTTGCAATGGACCGTCGTACTAAAGAAATGATTCTTCCTGATACTTTACAAGGAGCTCTGAAACATCCGGAATTCTTCGTATGTACCTGCAAGAAAGTAAAAGACCAATATGTAGTGGAGGAGATTACTAAAGTGTAATACTCCCCCCAGTCTTTTATTTTTTATTCGCCCAGTTCACTTAGCAAATCGTAGGAGGGAGCAAAGAAAAGTGTTCCCGTAACTGCTGTACTAAAGTCCAGTAAACGGTCGGTATTGCCTACCGGATTGCCAATAAACATACTTTCCAACATCTGCCGGGTAGTAGTGAACGTACTTGCATAGCCGATGAAGTAAGTACCATATTCTCCCTTAGACGTATTGGCGAACGGCATATTGGCACGCACTATTTTCAGGTCATCTCCAATATTAGTGACGGCATTATGCGCATTTTGAGGTTTCTCCTCGTCAGACAGTTCGACATCGTTAAACTTACGACGCCCGATCACTTTCTCCTGTTCTTCCACAGGTAAGGAGTTCCACGCAACCATATCGTGAATATACTTCTGCACAAAGACATAGCTGCCTCCTGCAAAATCAGCATCTTCCTCTCCTACAACTGCAAAATGATAGGGATTTTCATCAACCGCCGGATTCTCCGTTCCATCCACAAAGCCGATAATGGCTTTGCCATCCATATATCTGAAACCGTGAGTTTCGTCGACAGGTTCAACCACGCCTTGAAGTTTCTCATCGATGATAGATGCAAACTCAAAACATAATCCCATCTGTTTTGCACGGATATGAAACAATAAGTCGCCCGGAGTAGAAACTGCCGTATGCTTCTCGCCTTTTATCTCTTCGAAAGTTTTCAGTTCTTTGGGTTTTCCCTGTTCCGGGAAAAGACGGTTCCAGGCATCGGCTCCAAATCCCATGGTACAACTGAACATCATATCAGGAAAACGGTTACGCATACTGCGAATCAGGGCCGAGAAATTGGCACACACATCTTTTACTTTGTCAAGAGTTTCAGGCGAATCTTTTAAAGTATAAACAATAAAAATAACATTTTCGCCTTGTTTCCCCGCTACGTCTTGTGGGATATTACCACCAAATGAATGTTGATAAGGATTCATATTTTTCTTTTTTTTCTATTAGTTTCGTCAATGAAATAGTTCTGTTCTAACTCATCTTTTTATTAGGATCTTCAATATATGCGGCAGCCCCTTTATCCATAAACAGTTCTACATTTTGCGCATGATGAGCCACATAGGCTGCGGGACCAGTGTCTCCCGAATTACAGATTTCTTCTACTACATCGGCTTTATTTTTTCCGGTAATCAGGAAAATGACATAGCGGGCATTCTGAATGGGGTATCCCGTCATTGCGATACGCTTCTGCCCGTTACGGGGATGTGCACTGACCACATAAATAGAGTTTGAAGTCAGCAAATCTTCTTGCCCGGGAAAGATCGAAGAAGTGTGTCCGTCATCTCCGGCTCCCAACAGTATAATATCGAATTCGGGCCAACCACGCTTAAACGGCACTTGCTGCCGGACTAACTCCGAATAACGAACCGCCTCTTTCGCAGGCTTTGCCTCTCCACGGATACGGAATACATTCTCATAGAGAATAGGAGTGATACCCAAAAGAAGGTTGCGCATCATTCCGTAATTACTGTCCGAATCATCGGGAGGCACACAACGTTCATCCACCCAATAAATCCGCATACGGTCCCAAGGGGTAATTTCCATATATTCATTCGCCCATAAATCGAACATCAGAGCAGGGGTATTACCACCACTAACTGCGATATTGAACACTCTGTCCGGCTCTTCATTCATGATTTCCACCAGGCGGAGTATCAATGCTCGTGAAGTTTCAATTGATGAGGGAAAAACTGATAGTTTCATAATTCACAATATTGATCTGTATTTGTCAAATTCTTACAAGGATTCGTCCAGTCAGCCCCATGTTCGTGCATCATTGCTTCACTTTCCAAAGGTCCCCACGTACCTGCGGGATAACCGTAAAGAGGCGCATCGGGGTTATCTTTCCAATAGCGGAGCACCGGATCGAAGAATTTCCATGAGGCTTCTACTGCATCACTTCGAGTAAATAAAGTCGGATCGCCCTGGATACAATCATCTATCAGACGGGCATAAGCGTCACCACTAGGCACACCGCCCAACTGTGCATAACTGAAATCCATCGTCACCTGGCGGACTTCGAAACCTGCACCGGGGACTTTCATTCCGATTTTGAGCACAATTCCTTCATTCGGTTGCAAACGAAGGATCAATTTATTAGCCCGTGGACAGTTGCCACCGGCACAATGAAACATCTGATGAGGTGTCTCACGGAAATGAACGACGATTTCCGTTACTTTCGTCGGCATTTGTTTACCTGTACGAATGTAGAACGGAACGCCACTCCAGCGCCAGTTGCTAATGCCCAGTTTCATGGCAATATAAGTATCCGTGCGCGAATCGGGAGCCACTCCTTTTTCTTCACGGTAGCCTTTTTTATTGCCGGAGGCTGTATATTGTCCACGAACGATATGTTCGTTCAAATCCACTTCATTCAACGGGGTGAGAGATTCGTAGACCTTCACCACTTCGTTACGGAAATTGTCGGCATTGAAAACAGCGGGCGGTTCCATAGCCGTAAGGGCTACGAGCTGTATCAGGTGATTCTGCACCATATCGCGCAGCGCACCTGCCGTTTCATAGAATCCGCCGCGTTGTTCGATACCCAGATTTTCTACGGCTGTGATTTCTACGTAGTCGATATAGTTACGGTTCCAGAGAGGTTCGAAGATGCCGTTAGCAAAACGGAAAGCCAGTACATTCTGGGCTGTTTCCTTACCGAGAAAATGGTCGATACGGTAAATCTGATGCTCATTGAATACAGAGGCATACGTTTTATTCAGTTCACGTGCCGATTCGAGATCATAACCGAAAGGTTTCTCGACGATGATACGTGAATGGGGGGTGTTGAGTCCGGCAGCTTTCAGGTACAAGGGCACTACTCCGTACAATGACGGCGGAGTGGCTAGGTAGAACAGCAGGTTGTCCGGGTCTACCTCACCGGTCAAGTCGACCAGACGTTGGCGAAGTTGCGGGTAACCTTCTTCTTTTGCCGGGTCCATCGGTAGATAGTAGAGATGGGAGACAAACGAAGCCATCAGAGCTGTGTCCTGTTCTTCGGACTTTACGAACTGTTGCAGTTCTTCTAATATATAGGAACGGTAGTTATCGTCAGAGTAGACCGTACGCCCGATACCCAATATAGAATACTCTCCGGTCAACCGCTTTTCACGGTAGAGGGAGTAAAGAGCGGGCATCAGCTTACGCTTGGTCAGATCACCCGACGCACCGAAAATTATCATTGCAAATTTATCCATTTTTCAAGAGTTGTTTTAATTTCTGTTTTGAGATGGTAAATGATAATTTTGCGGAGTGCCCTGAAAGGGCTTAATTATATAGCGTAGGGCAACGCCCTACGTAAAAACGACAAT